GGCATGGCGCCTGCGATCGACCAGCCATTGCCTGTCCATTCTTCGACCCAATCGGGCCGAACATCTGCCACAGCGCCATCGTCGCGCGTCATGCGAATGAGGTCCATTTGTGTGTCTCCAGTTGGAAGCAGGGCCGCATTGGGCCCTGCTCCTGATCTCATGGTCAGCCGAGGAGCATCGCGATATGCGCCGGGTTCGGCACGCCGACGCCCCATGCCATCGCGATCTCGTATTTCACCTGCCGATACCCCTTGTAGATCGACACCTCGAACGACAGCCCGGAGATCGGGTCGGTGATGGTCGTGCGATCATCGGCGCTGTCCCCGCCCATCGGGAGAGCCGGCGCGCGCGTCGCGAGCACGATGGCCGAGCGGGAAAACCCGAAGTTCGGCGTGTAGCTGTTCCCGATCGACATGGCGTTCGCGGTCGGGATGGAAATCACAGCGCCCGGCCGGTTCAGCTTGATCGTGCCGGGGGCGGCGACGCCGGTCCCAACGACATACTTGTTCGCCGCATCCGCAGCGAAGCTCACGACATCGCCTGCCAGAACCGTGCCGGAGCCCGTGACGAGCGCGACATCGGTCGCCCCGACCGCCGTAACGCCCGAGGTGACATAGCTCGCGCCAGTGCCCTTGACGTGCTGCACGATGCCCGCAGAGTTCCGCAGCGCGAATCCCTGGAGCCGATCGGTCATGCCGTTGCGCAGCATATCGGTCGATCCGGCCTCGTTGACCTTGAACAGGACAGACTGCTTGCCGCGCAGATTTCCCATCGCAGCGGAGTTCACCACGAACTGAAGATCGGCCTGCGGGGCGCCGTTGTCGTCCAGAATGCGACGGAGCTGCGCGAGGTCCGACAGATCGCCGGCCGTTCCGAACGGCGTTGTCCCGGCCGTGCCGTAGACGCGCGACGCGCCGGACTTGGCCGCAACGGCGAGATCGGACTCGACCGCATTCACGAGCTTGCGCATACCATCCGCGAACTGATCACGGAGGATATCGTTCAACGTTCCCGTCGAACCGACGCCGCGCTGTTCCTCGCCGGACCACAGGATCGGCGCCGCCTTGGACTTCGTGATCGCGACATCGACGTAACGCACGGTCGTGCCGCCGCTGTTGGCGGGGTTTTGGCCGGGGGTCACATCTTCCAGATCGCCGGCCTCGCCGATCGGCGAGCGAACGGACTGGCCCACAGCGGCGCGCTCGACGTTGCTGTCGCGGCGCACGGCGGGGATGAACCCGACCAGCTCGCGCGACACGACATTCAGGGCCTCATAGAGGGTCGGGATGACCCCGGTCAGCGTATTGGACGTGGCCATGGAAATCTCCTTTGTTGGCCGTTATTTCAGGGTGAGAAAAGGCCATCGGCCACTACGTCCGCATCGCGGACACCCGCGTTGGATCAGTCCACCACGGTAATCTTGTCGACGAGCATCGCTTTCTGCTGCTCGACAGGCCCGAGCTTGTCGAACTCGGCGCGCGTAATCGTCTTTGCGCCTGCTCTGGCGTTATTGTTTCCAGCGGCGCCAGGCCCGGACGCCTTGGCGAGATAGGCCCTGCCCTTCGTGCCGGCCCATTCCTTCACGAAATCGGTCACGGGCACCTCGCCGAGATCGGTCTCGACCACGGCGCGCCGCTTGCCGTCCTCGGTGCGGAGCACCTTCACCGACCCGCGCAGCGAGGCGAGCGCGCCGTCGATCAGATCGGGATTGACGTTCACCCCGAGGAGCGCGTCCTTGAGGCCGCCCTCGATCAGCGTTCCGTCGATGTAGCGGTCACGCTCGGCGACCTGCGCCGCGATGGCGTCGACCTCGCCCCTGTGCTTCGCCTTGAGCGCCTCGATCGCGCGCGTCTGCTGATCTTTCAGCGCCTGAAGCTGCTCGTCCGGCTTGGCGCCAGACTTCAGCCGGGTCCACTCGTCGGCGTCGAAATCCTCGGGGAGCGACGCGATCCGGGCGGTCATCGCCTCGACCTGCTGCCGCAGTTCGTCGCGCTTGCGCTTGTTCTCGGCGTTCGCCGTGATGACGCCGCGCACCTTCGGGTGAGCGTCGATGTCCTCCACGTCGAGGACGAACCGCTTCGCCGCGCCGGCGCCGTCGTTGGCCTCGACATACAGGCTCTTGATCGCCTCGGGGATTTCATCCGCCGTGGCGTAGGTCGATTTGAGCGGCATCGCCGACTCCTGTCAGGGGGCGCCGGGCTCGCCGGCAGGGACACGCGGCGGAAGCGCCGCGATCTGTTCGGCCGCCGCCGCGTCGGACGCCCGGTCCTTCGCGATGTCGGCCTCTTCGTCTTCGGGCTTGCGGTCTGCGTCGATCACGCGGCCCTTGCGCAGCTTCTCGAACAGGGTCGCCCACGAATAGGCGCCGGACTGCCAGCCGGCGACCAGCGCCGTGATTTCCTGCGCGGTCAGATCGCGCGCGAAAAATTCGAGGTTCGGGGTCACCGTCACCGCGTCGGGGTTTTCCCCCATCCACACGGCGACGTGGCGAAGCGCGCGCTCAAGCCCGGCCGCCGTGGTCTGCGCGATGGTAGTGAGCGTCGCGGTCTGCGATGCGGCCCGCAGTTTCAACGCTTCGCCGGATTGATCGGACGCGCCGCCGTCGATCAGTTGCGCCCCGAATGCGGCAGCGCGATCCAGCGCGTCCCTGATCGCCACGGCCTGTTTTTCGAGGCCCGGCCCGGAGAACTCCAGATATTTCGCGTCGCCGCCCTTGGGCAGCAGCCACAGGATGGACGATCCGAGCGTCCGCGGCGCCGAGCCGTCCTCCTTCGCCTGCCGCGCATCGTCGAAGCCGATCGCGACCGGCGTCGGCTCGCTCGTCATGTGCAGCGCGAAGGTGAAATCCGCGTCGAGCCGATAGACCCGCATCGCCAGTTTCGCGAGGCCGTAGAGCGGCACGTCGTCCGGGTTCGGGGTCAGATCGTTCGCCCCGATGAACACGAACGGGACTCGGTCCAGCATGTTCCGGCGCGGTGTAACGGCCGTCTCGTCCGGGCCAGGCTCAAAGCCCTGACCCGTCTTGCTCCAGACCCGCGCGGCATAGCCGCCGTCCAGCAGCATGCACTCGCGGTAACGCTCGACATTGGACCACTGGCCAGTCGTCCGGTCGCGGACCTGCCCGCCTTCGTTCAGGACGACGTAATCGACCTCGCCGCTCGTCTCGTCCCAGTTGACGATGCTCTCCGCGACGTAGCCGGAGAGGTGGGGAATCCCGCCCTCGCCGATACCGGCGAGAAGGCCGTAGCGGCCCGTCGTCATCACCTCTGTCGCGATACGCCGATGCAACCCGTCGAGGGGCAGCCCGTCGCGCGTCGCGCGCTCGCGCAAGCCCTCCATCGAGGGCGGAAGCTCAACCGTCGCCGGCTTGACCAGCATCACGCCGACCGCGCCGCGAATGGTCGGGGCGGTGATTTCCGGGAACTCCGCCCGGAGCTTGTAGGCCTCATACGCCTGTTTCTGGCGGGCCGGATCGTCAATCGCGACCTGCCCCGACTTCATCGGCAGGTAGCGAACGCCCGCCGCCTTCACGTCGTCCTCGCCGGCGCAGGCGTCGCGCATCAGGCGCCACGACTCGGCGAATTCGAGATAGGACGGATGACGGGTCGTGATGTCGAATGCCATCAGAAGAATCCCGTCTCGACCGTCGACCCGCGATTGACCGGCTCGCTCAGTTCGGCAAAGGCGCGGCTCGCCGCGTCCACCTGGTCTTTCCACTTTCCCAGCGGGAACAGCGCGATCTCGTCGAGGAACGCCGCGTTCCATTGGCCGGGCATCAGGAACACGTTGCCCGCCTCCGCCTGCGCGGCGAGAGGCAGCGCGCGCGTTTCCTTGTCGCCGGTCTCCGGGCTCGCGTGATAGTCGTGCCCGACCAGCGTCTGCGTCAGAAGGAAGCGCGCCTGCGCTTTCCCCGCCTGTCCGGGGTCTTGCGGGATCGAGCCGCGCACCCGGCCGTAGGTCGCCCTGTCTTGATCGGCAGTCGCTTTCAGGAGCCGCTGAACGCCGGCAGGCGATAGTTGCTCGCGCCGCACGTCGACGACGATGAATCTACCATCAGGCGCGCGGGCCATCAGGACGCCTGCCGTCGCCGCCGCTTCGGCGCTGTCCGTCGCGGCCAAGTCCCATCCCCTCGCCAGACGCGAGCCGGCCGGCAGCGCGTCGACGGTCTGAAACCACTCCCGCTTGAACAGTCCGCCGCCGCGCGGCGTCGGGCGCTGTTGCAACTGCCCCGCCGTGGCGTAGCTCCCGAGGGTCCGCTCAAGGTCGGCGACCGTGGCCTCCGGGAACCGCTCCGGGAACAGCAATTCACCGCCGCGCTCGCGCGGATCGGACGCCCACGCCGTCACGCAGCGCCGCTCCGGCTCGAACCGCATCGGCAGGCAGAGGTGGATGTAGGGCAGCCCTCGCGACAGGATCAGCCCCGCGGTATCCCGTTCGTGCAGGCGCTGCATGATGACGACGATTGCCGATCGGTCATTGTTGACGCGCGTCGGCAGGGCTTCGAGGAACGTGCGTTCGGCCGCCAGAAGCGCCGCCTCGCTGTTCGCATCGTCGGCGGACAGTGGATCGTCGAGGATCACGCGGTCGCCGCGCGCGCCCGTCATGCTGGCGAAGGCCATCGCCTCGCGAAAGCCGGTTCGGTCGTTCTCGAATTTCGTCTTGGCGTTCTGGTCGCCGGTCAGCTTCACCGGCCAGCGCGCCTGATACCAGTCCGACTGGATCAGCCGGCGGCATTTCAGGTTGTCGCGGAGCGCCAGGTCTTGCTTGTGCGCGGTGGACAGGACGCGCTTCTCAGGCAGCCCCGCCGGGCCCCACTCCCACGCCGGCCAGATCACCCCGGTCAGGAGCGATTTCATCGTGCCGGGCGGCACCGTCATCAGGAGCCGCGTGATCTCGCCGAGCGTCACCGCCTCAAGGTGCGCACAGATCGCATCAAGCGCCCAGCCCCACTTGAGCGGCGTCGCTGGCTCGAGGATCGGCCAAGCCATCCGCGCGAAGTCGGCCAGCGACCGGCGGCAAAGCTCCCGCTCGATTGCGAGGCGATCAGCCGCCGTCAGC